GTTTTAAATGCTTCTTCAAACGCTATGCATAAATCCCAAATTTCTTTTCTTTTTTTATCGTTCATAATGTTTTCATCCTTTTTTATTGTTTATAGTTACTATTATACACTAAAAACGGACTATTGTCAAGCCCTAGATGAACTATTTGCAGTCGAAATATTCAACTTAAAGTGAATTGAATTCAACTAGAGAGTTTTTTTATCAATGTTTTTTGATTTATAATCTAACATTATATTTGTTGGAAAAACAGTACCGCCTTTACTTCTAATATTAAAAGTAAAATCAAAGTTAGCACTACTATATTCTACATTAATTCTTTTAGCATTTCCACTTTGACCACCATATCTTAGTACAACATCACTAGTAACAGTACTATAATTACCAAGAACAGCATCATTCGTCACCTTATACATGTCTACTTTACCAGTTTGATGGCCATGAACCATCCAATAATCTGACCCTATAGCAGTTTGTGTAAATTTTTTAATTGCTACTTTATCTGCAGCCTTTGTTGCACCAGATTTTTTCAGACTCTTGTTGGTCTGTGATGTTTTGCCGTAGTTATTAAATACATCACAAAACACATCTTCATCAATTCCAAAAATTCTAAATAAATTTTTTGCTATATCAGATGTAATTTTATAAGTCATAATCTGAGTATCTGTAACAACTCCTTTTGATCCCGAGTTCATAAAGGTTAAAGTTGGACCATATTTTGCAGAAAGGTATGATTTTGTTCCGTTTGCATGAGTTACTGTAATGTCTGTCAATTTTGCGGCGTGGTCTGAAGGTTTTATAGGGGCAATGTAAACAGTATTACCATTGGCTTTAATTGGCCTAGGTTGATTTTTTCCACCCTCTTGTTCAACATTAACTATTTGATAAACATTTGGGTCTTGACCAGCGCCTCTAGATTCTAGTTGGCCAATTAAATATCCAGCAGCCTCATGATACTTACCTTTACAAGGTTGACCATTTATACATTCTTTAAGTCTATTAGCAAACTCTCTTTCAAAAATAGTACCTTTACTTTCTTTTTTAGTACCCACACCTTGACCACCAAACTCGGTTGTCTTAACAAGTTGAGTGTGGCGCACTTGTATTGGTTGATTTTTTTTACCTTTTGGATGTCCTTTGACTACTGCAGCAACAGCACTATGCATATTTAATAGATAAGATTTTCTTTGACTTGCATTATTATAGTCTACAGTCTTGCCATCAGTATATGTTACTGAAAAACTTTCTGACACAAGAATGCCTTGTTTTTTTGTAGCAAAATCATGACTCCATTTCGAAGATTTAACTAAAACTTTATCGAAAAGTAATGTTGATGTTTTTTCATAACTCTTATTAGGAATTATTCGTTGACCTGTTTTTGTAGCATGGCCTGCTATATGTTTTGTTGTTAGACTTTGTACATTCGCCATAGTTTTCTCTCCGTATTAGTCTATTTATGCCATAGCGTAACACACTTATCTGATAATGTCAATCTCTTTTTCGCCTGTCCACACTTCTATATCATTTCTCAATCTATTATCTTTCTTTAGATTATCATATCTATTTGATGCTTTCTTTTTCCACCATTCAATGATATTTTCTAGATTATGTTTTTCATAATTTTCTTTATCTTTGATTATCTTATCAGTTTTACCTGTGACTATATCTATGAAGTTCTTGATACCATAATTAGAAACATAGTATCTTTTCTTCTCAGTCAAATTCAAGGCGTTCTTAATAGTATTCATGAAACCTTCATACTCAGGTGTACCTTTAAGTGCAACCTTTGTTAATGACATTATCTTATTAGATATCTTTAACTTACGAGAAGTAGCATCAGCTGGCACTAGAGGTCCGCCAATAGCATCTTCAACATATCTCTTTAAGTCTTCGTATATTGGTCCATGCATCATAGGAAGAAAAGCAGAATCAGTTAGACCTTTGAATCTTATTAATGGTTTCATACCATCATATTGTGAGGACGCCTTGGAACTGCCATATAGACTTGTTGTCTCAAACATACAGGTGTTCATTTTATATTTGGCATTAAGCCTTTCACGAACCCAATGTGAACAACATATGGCGGCCAATAATTTACCACCAAGATAATTAAAACCGAATGGTTGCGATGGCACAATCACAAAACCCATCATTGTGGTTTTATTAAATGCTGAAGCTCCTTCTGCAGTTTGCGAGAAGACCGACTCCAACATTTGGTTTCTTGGTTTCATATTAATTACTGGCGAACCAAGGCGTATAAACCCGACCCATTTCTGAGTATTTTTTTCTAATACAGCCAACCTTAAACATCTACCAGGAATACTGGTCATATTAGAATGAGACGAAATCATATTGAGATAGATGTCCCATTTGTCTTGTGGTAATTCCACAATTTCTAAATCCATATCTCTTGGATGAATACTAAAATCAGAAAACAAATCTTCTTCTGGTCCCATGCCTGGTAAAACAAAAGGCCTATCAGCAAGAGAGTTTAGTTTCTGGTCACGAATGTAATCATCGATTCTTTCAAATCGGTCAAAGTAATCTGAATATACTTTAGCACAATGTATTGCTTGTTCTTTAGTTAAACTCATATTTTGAAATCACTATATCCGTTTTTGTTTTCACGACTACCGAATGTATTTACTGGCTTATCGTTCTGTGTGCCAGTATCTAACAGTTCAAGTTGTGCATTTGGTTCTGCATCATATAATCTCATTTTGGCTCTATCAATACCAACAACGAATCTCTTATAATAAGAGGGGTCATTATATCTATTCTTTAATTGTTTAACCATAATCTGACCAAGATTCTCAAGTTCTTCATTATTAATTAAAGCAAACATGAAGTCAGCTGTTGCTGGCAAACCAAATGATTCTGAAGTATCTTCTAGACCAGGGTCTGAACTAGTAAAACCGCCTCTTGTGGTTTGTGTAGCAGACATTATTGGAACATTTGCTTCTACAGCCAAACCTCTTAATTCTTCTGCAATCGATTTAATATATGAATAACTATTCACATTAGAACCTGGTCTTATACGAGCAGATGTACATATATTTAAATAATCAATAAAGATAATTTCTGGTTTGAAACTCTTCTTTAAAGCAAGTTCATTAATAAGAGCTCTGAAATGTAATGCAGAGGCAGCTGCAGTAGGATATTCTTTGATGATTAATTTACCATGTGTTTTACTTTTTAAGTTCTCAAATTTAACATTGAAATCTTTCTTACTTAATGTATGTAAGTCTGACATTGTAACATCTAATAAGTTGGCATCAATTCTTTCTGCAATCTTTTCTTCAGACATTTCTAAAGTAATATATAAAACATTCTGACCTTGAGATAAACAATTAGCAGCCATGTGACACATGAATAATGATTTACCAACACCAGTACCAGCAAGAGCGATATTTAAAGTCTTAACTGGCAAACCACCTTTAGTAATCTTATTGAATAAGTCTAAATCAAATTTAACTTTGTTTTCTACTTTATGCATCATCTCAAATCTAGCATCTTGGTCTTCAGTGTAATCATGACCAACATGACTATCAAAAGATACGCCAAGGGCATCTGATAAGAGTTTTGGTATTTCACCTTTTGGTTTTTTGTGTTCTTTGTCATCAAGTATTTGAACTGAATCCATAATAGCATTATAGATTGCTTTGTCTTGACAGAACTTTTCAGTCTCAGTAATTAACCATGCAGTATCAGTTGGTTCATTCTTAGTGAGATGAATTTGTTTTAGAAGTTCAATAGATTCAGAAACTTGATTTTCATTCAAGTCCTTTTTCTCTGTAAAATTAATTACAAGAGCTTCATGTGTTGGTGGATTTTTGTATTGTTGAATAAATTCAAAGACTTCTTTAAAGACTATCTTTTCAGAATTGTCAGCAAAGTATTCAGGTCTTATGAATGGTAAAACCTTTCTTGCATATTCATCATTGTATATCAGGTTCTTTAGTATTGTCGATTCTAGTCTGTTTGTCATGTTTTTGTTGTGCCATTATAATGTCGGATAGAATTTCTCCCATAATTTCTTGAAATTCTCCGTCTTTCTCAAGTTCTTCTATATCATGTGTGCCTGGGGATAATATAGTAAAACCAAATTGTAATCGAGCGCCTTCGCCTTCTTCGACTACCCTTGCTTTATGATAATGATATAGAACACCTTCATATTCTGGTATCATTAAACCAACCGCTGTCACAGGTGCATCTTCAAAAGATGTATTATCTGGATTGACAAATCGCCAATCCACCTCCTGTTTATACTTTGTTTGTTTCTGTTTGCTTGGATTCATTGTTGTCCAAAACATCTGGAGATAATAAGCTATCCTCTCCCATAATGTTAGAATAGGCAATTTCATATTTTTTCTTCACATAGTCTGAGAACTCTGGATTATCTAGAATAGATTTCATGAACTGTTCGTTTTGAGTATCAGCCAATCTTACCTTATCTTGAATTTCACCACTCGCTCGGTCAATTTTAGCATACCATCCTGGACTTGGTTTAGAAACAAAGCCACCCTCTATTGCTAGAGCGATTAAACCAGAATATTTTTGTATACCACCTTCCCATGATACTGATATAGGAATCTTACTCTTTTCTTTTACATATCTAGATTTTTCTACATTAATAATAAAGTTATATCCTGTAACTTCTTTTCCCTCTTTTTCTTGTTGACGACCAACAATGTATATACTATCAGCGGAGTAATAAGAACCTGTACCACCACCAACAATATCTTTAGGGAACATACCAATTTCTTTGTAAGTATGATTAACTACAACCATTGGAATATCTTTAAGATTTAAATGTGGTGTAATCATTCTGAATAAAGACTTGACTTGTTTAGCACGAGACATGTCTGCTACAGATTTACCATCCATTGCATCATCAACTTCTTTCTTCGAAGCAAGATTACCAATAGAATCAATTAGAATAATAATTTTATCACCACGCTCAATCGCCTCTAATTGTTTCATTACATCAAACTTAAGTTCTTCAATGTTTGTTAGAGGAGTATGTAAAACTCTTTTCATATCAATTTGGAATGTTTCAAAGTATTTCTTTGGTGTGCCAAACTCTGAATCATAAAACAATAATACTGCATCGGGATATTTGTCCAAATATGATTTTGCCATCAATAAACTAAATGCAGTTTTAAAGTGTTTAGATGGACCGGCCCACATTGTAAGACCTGGTGTTAATCCGCCATCTATTTTGCCGGACAATGCCACATTTACCATCGGTATATCTGTAGGTATCATATCTTTTTCAGTAAAGAATTTAGAAGTAGAAAGAATAGAACTTTCTTTGATGGTAGAATTATTTTTTATTTTATCAAGTATACTGCTCATAGTTTGTGCCTCATTTACATTCTCATAATTGATGATTTAGGAATAAGTTTATTGTTCTTATCAAGGGTGGATGGTACATCATTAAAGGGTAAGATGTCAAGCTCTTCTCGGTTCTTTGCCTGTCTATATGACATGTTTGATGCTACCAATAATAGTACAGCCAAAGGGTCGAAAACAAAAATGATGATAAGTATAACAAGTCTTACTGCCTTATCGATGATATCTTTATCAGAATACCCATAAACTAATTCAGCTACATATTTAATAGGACCAATCTCAGCAGATAGTTTATTTTCTTCAGATAAAAGTGGAAGTCTTTCTGTAATTAGAACTTCAAGTTCTTTTTGTGTTGATAGTACAAGTGCATTAGTTTTTCTACTAATTTTCTCAGGGTCATCACCTGCTTTTTTAAGCAAGTATTGAAGCTTATTGTTTAACAGATATTCTCTCTGGTCAAGCATTTGTATTTTAACTTGATTAGAACCTATCATTATATTAGTAT